AAGACGTTCTGACCAGTCATGCGCCAGCGCGTTGTCTTCCGCAGTGTAATACGCGGCGCATTTGGCGTTATCGCCATCAGTAAACAGATCCAGAACAAACGGGCCAAACAGGGTGTTAATTCCCCAGAAAATGTTGTCCGGCGTGCGCCACTGATCGCCCACTTCCTTCAGTTCATGGGCTGGTTTGTTCCGCAGCTCCACCAGCGCCTGGCAATATTTATTACTCATTAAGCCCCCACGTAATTCCCTGACAGATACCACTCTTCACCCGATGCAGCGCGCTTGCTGCTTTTCCGTAAACACCGCTCACGACGCGCAAGAAAATTGTTTCGCTCTTGCTGGGAGTGGCTTTCACGGAATGCCGCCATCCACACCGTTGCAGCACGACGGTATAAGCCCCTGGACTCCAGTTCTTCCGCCTGGCGGGTCAGGCACAAAATCACCCGGGGATCGTTAGTGCCGACATAGAAATTGCGCACAGGTCTGGATTCACGAACTGGTTGCGGTTCCGGCTCCTGCGGTATCTCAGTCAGCCGCGGGAAATGTCTGCGTGTATCCCCTTCACAACGGTGAGCCACACGCCCACTCTGACGTAACTTGCTTGCTGACTGCAGAACGCGCTGTCGTGAGTAACCTGCAAAAGCATCCGCAATGTCTCCGGAAGTACACCCCGGATGGGCTTCAATGAATTTCTGAACGTCATTCAAAAGACTCATGATCACCCCCTGAATCCTGCCGGGATCTGGCTGTAGTCCACGTTGTCGTAACTGGCTTTGAAGTACGGGTCTTCGCGTTTTTCGGTGTACGTGCTGACGGACGGCGATAAGCGCAGGGAAAGCTCATCCCATTTTTCCCGCAGCTTCGACGGGCTGAGCACGTTACGGCACCAGAACGGATCGCGACTGACGCGGCTGTACATCTCGCAGATTTGTTTATGAGTACGACCATCCTGCACACACATCAGGCGAATTTCGTTTGCCCAGGCTGTCCAGTTCGGTTCTTTGGGACGAACCACCTCGCCGTCACATTCGGCGGCATGCTCGTACAGGGCGATGATTTTTTTCCAGAGCCACTGTGCGCAGGTCAAATCATCCTGCGTCCCCCACTGGCGCTTTTTAGGGCTGAATACAACCGCATCAGGATGGCGAGTTAAAAAATCCTGTTCAGCCGTCTGCGTGTCCGGTTGCGAAGCGTCCGGACGAGAAGTTTTTTTATCTGACGGATCATGTTTTGATTTTACTGACGGATCCCCACCAGATTCTGACGGGTGAAAACCCGCTTTTTTGCCAGATTTCGACGCATCAAATTTTGACGGGTCAGATTTTGATGCGTCAGATTTTGACGGGTCAGAATCTGACAGTTGAGAAAATGCCGCTGCCTGAAGCTTCGCAACGTTAAGCTGATAAACATTCGACGCATTGCGGTTACCCTGGCGACGCGCCCTACGCGTTAACCAGCCTTCTGCTTCCAGCCGTGCGATAGCCGTTCTGACGGTACTCATCCCCGCGCCAATCTGGCGGGCAATGGTTTCAATTGATGGCCAGCACACACCTTCGTCATTACTGAAATCAGCCAGGCGGGCCATAATTGCCACGCTGGATAATTTCATGCCTGATGCAGCGCAACCATCCCATACATAGCCGGTTAATTTAGTGCTCATGACCGACCTCTATTTCCCTGAATTTACGACGAAACTGTTCGAGCGGGCTGAAGCACTCATGCTCATAGCCTTCGCGGAGGTAGATAACACGTTGTGTTTCCGGCTCCCAACGAATGACTCTGACGGGCACTCCGTAGTGATCTTTGAACCAGCGGTTAACTTGTCGCAAAGGACTGTCTCCTTCTGCCGGTTGAAATCACCCACAGCCCACTCTGCAAAGCTGTGGGTTACAATTTCCCTGTCACCTGGTACATTTACTGCATAGCAATACTCCACCTTCGCTTTTCCACCCGGTACAGGAAGCGCAATCAGTTGCGAGCGACGGTAGTGTGTTGTTAAACTGTTCATGCGTTAGTTTCTCCACAGTCACGACACGCCACGGCGCCCGGAGCTGCACACTCGCGGGCGTCATTACTTTCTGAAATGCAAAAAATTTTGTAGACCAGTGCTGCATGCTCCTGCAGCTTCGAAATTGAGAGGTACAGCTCGTCGTTAATTGCTGTCTTCTCATGCGGTTCCACTACACCGTCTTCAATTGCTGAACGAATCTGTTTTGAATAACTGCCGATCTGTTCAATGACTTCCAGCAGGCGCTGGTTAATATCGGCGTTGTCCACATCCTCGACGTCAGGAAGAGACACAAAGACGCCATTTGCAGACTGCGCCACTGCGTCAGCAATGAAGTGAGTTCCACCAGCACGTTGCAAAATCATTGCCCATCCCAACGGGAAAATCTGATCGCCATCGGCACGAAGGCGGTTAAATAATGCGTTCTCTGTTACATCCAGCCAGTCAGCTGCTTCAGCGTAACCACCCGGCAACTTTGCGATAGTTTTTCTGACAGCTTTCACGTACCACTCAGGCTGTTTTTCTACTTTCCAGTGATGCTTACCCACGGTTAGCCTCATCGTTCTGTGGTTTCTGTTAATCGATTTATCCATTAGATTTTTCATAAAGCTCAGGTTTAAATGGCAACCGTCCGCAAGTTCTATATGCAGCTTCTGCTGCACGTCCTTTTGGAATTAACTGGCCCGGACGGTTTCGCCACTGATAAACGGCTTCAGTTGTTATGCCGAAAAAAGCAGCAACTTTCTCAATACTGCCGAAGTAGCTTTCGATATCGTCAGTTGTCATACGCCCTCCAAACTAAGTTTTGTTAGATGCTAATTACAAATCTATCTTTGGTCAATAAAAACTAAGATTACTTAGCGATTAAAGAAATGGTGCTCCTATGGAAACGGTTGGTCAGCGTATAAAAGCTCTGAGAAGAGTTACCAGAACGTCCCAGAAAGAATTGGGTAAATTTTGTGGAGTAAGCGACGTTGCTGTGGGGTACTGGGAGAAAGACATCAATACCCCTGGCGGGGAGGCACTTTCGAAATTAGCGAAGTTCTTCAATACGTCAATAGATTACATTCTTTACGGTGCTGAGTTTGAAGGCAAACTCGTCACAAACATGCGCAGAGTTCCTGTAATATCGTGGGTTCAGGCTGGGCAGTTTACTGAGTGCAGGGCAGCAGAAGTGTTTAGTGAAGTGGACAAGTGGGTAGATACATCATTAAAGGTTGGTGATAACTCATTTGCATTAGAGGTTAAAGGTGACTCCATGACTAACCCTAATGGCCTCCCAACAATACCAGAAGGCGCAACAGTGATTGTAGATCCAGATGCAGAACCTCGTCATGGAAAAATAGTCATCGCTCGACTTGATGGAACAAACGAAGCTACAGTAAAAAAATTAGTCATCGATGGCCCTCAAAAGTTTTTAGTGCCATTAAATCCTCGGTATCCCAACATCCCTATCAATGGTAATTGCCTTATCATTGGTGTAGTCAAAGGAGTTCAATACGAACTCTAAGACCTCTCTTCTCTAACTAAGGCACCGAACCAAGAAAAGTTTGGTGTTTTCTCTTGTCATGATAACTAAGTTAAGTTAGATTTTATATCAAAGATAACGAACAGGCAGGACGCCCACGAAGTAGCCGCCTGGGGCATATGAAGTCCAGGATGATTCGTTAGCAACAAAAAAGCGCCCTACAGGACGCTTAGCTCTTTAACAATCTGGATATCCACAACAGTAGTAATCTACAGATTGCCGTTAAGTTTTCTGGACAACTCCTCAATGGATGGAGGCGATACGTAATCCGGATTTTTATTCATCAGAAACTTATTTTCACAGTGGAGGCACCTGCTTTTATGAAAAAGCTCATCTTCGCTAACCGGGAATGGTTGAAGTATCGATACTATCTTTTGTCCAAAACATTTTGGGCAAAGATGCATGGTTATGCTGCCACCGTTCACGATTACCTCCTTCGAGTATACAAAAGTACCCGACTCAAGTTGGTTAAGGATATAGCCTTCCGTCTGAGCCTCAAAGTTTTCGAATTCTGCAATTTTAGCTTTGAGAGAAGCATTTATTTCTTGATAAGAGCCCACCAGTTCAACGAGAGACACGCATTCGCGCTGAATAGACGCAAGCTTTGAGTTCAGCTCACCAATAGCCGCATTTACTTCAGCTTGAGTTTTTGCCTCGTTCATTAGTTTTGCAATCTGGGCTGTTTCACGAATAGCCGTCATTGCTGCCGTTAATTCAGCGATCACATTGAATACTCTTATTGTTGTTGGGGATATCCAGATTAACCGAATCCTTGTTGTTGGGGAATAACCAGGTCCACCTCGCCTGATGTGGCTAAAAGCAGGCACATAACAGCTAAGTATTTTCAACCAGAGAGAATCCTTAGCGTTGTGGTGAATGCGGCTCAGCGCACGCGGGTTAAGGTTGAGGCTGACAGTCGACCTTCTGTGGATACCCACCCGCCTGGTGTGCAACCTTCGCCAGGCACCGGGAGGCACCCGGCACCACAACTTTATGCTGTGTGTAGTCCTGGCGGTACCAGTTTGTACCCTTGCTTCCGGCTGGTACCGTCCTTTTTTGCAAAACAGAGAAGAGCATCACCGGACGACGGGCTCATAACCCAATCCATCCGGGCGGCTGCCACCGCAGGTGTTCTTCTCTGTTTTGTGGAGAAACCAACCGACCTTGCAGGGTCGATATGATGAGGAGCAGCAAAATGGCTAGCGAACGCAGTACTGATGTGCAGGCATTTATCGGGGAGCTGGACGGCGGCGTATTTGAAACCAAAATCGGCGCAGTTCTCAGTGAGGTCGCT